GATTGCTTTTGATAGTCGAATATCACTGGCTACGGTTTTCTGCCTTTTTCTAAGTTGATCTGGTGTAAACTGTCGTGACTGTCCACCAGTGGCAAAGTCATTGTATCCCAAGAAACCGTCATTTCCAAAAAATGTTTGATCAGCCTTGACAGCGTTTACATTAAATTTGTCACCACCGTCTTGAAGATTTGTTGCCACTTGGTTGCTGCCAGTTAAGACTTGACCGAAGGCATAGTTTGACTGGCGGATTGCTCTACCGGCATCAAGACCACCTGTTCTTTGATTGTTCTCATCAAAGAATCCAATGCCCACATCAAATAACAATGGGTTTTCAGCACTCACGCTGGTGTCGATATCCGCTCTTTGGGATTGTCTTTTAAACACGTTGAATTGGATATATGTTCCCTGTGCTGAAGCCGCAGTATTCTCATTTACAATATCAAGAATATTTTTAGGATATGATAAATCTGGACCACGGTATGCAAATCTAGAATCATTTCTGGTTTTCGCACGATCAGAGTATAACTCATTTTGTCCCACCCCATAACGAGAGGGATTTGATGCCTCTAACGGAGGTTGACCACTCACCGTCGTGTTTTGAGGATCTTGCTCTGGATTCGGATTTGTTGTGCTTGGCTGTGTCATATACTCTCCTAAATATTATGTATGGCGTATAGAGGCAAGTTCCAACCAAAGAATCCAAGTAAATATATGGGCGATCCAACAAAGATTGTTTACCGATCTCTGTGGGAGAGAAAGTGTATGATTAAGTTTGACGAAAACTCAAATGTATTGCGATGGGCTTCTGAGGAAATGGCAATACCATATGTGTCCCCTGTCGATAAGAAACGACACAGATACTATCCAGATTTTATCGTTGAAGTCAAAAATAAAAGTGGTGAGATCGAGACAATAATGATCGAGGTGAAACCGCTCAAACAAACAAAAGTTCCCCAAAAACCAAAAAGAATGACACAAAGGTTTATTAATGAAGCAAACCGTTACCTTGTAAATCAAGCAAAATGGGATGCTGCGAATTACCTATGTGACAAAAATGGATGGAAGTTTAAGATTTTGACGGAGAAAGAGATTTATGGAAAGTGAAACAGCGTTTAGTCTAATCTCAAATAGGGTGAATGAAATTATTAAAGGCTCTAACGAGATAATCAACGAAAACAACACCAAAGCAGTTAATCCACGATCAATTCAAAAAGGCATCGTAAGTCATGGCAGATTATTCCTTTTGCGATACGTCACGCCAATCGGATTGACGGAACTCCCCTACTATCACATTTTTCCACCAGTGTTAACACTCGCTGTAAGGGGACGATATATCAATGGTGTAAATTTATTTTATTTACCAAAAAGGGTAAGAAGAATTGCGTATGATCGTTTAACTTTGAGAATGACTAACGAGGGTTCAACTTTCCCAAGGTCACTGGTTAGATATGACATTATGAAAAGAATGAGAGTCACCAGAGCGGCACTCGCCCCTGCCATAAAAAATTATAATTTTAAAAGAATGGGTCCAGTAGCGGTCGAGTTTCATAAAGATTTATGGGAGGAGATTTTGTTTGGAGAGACATCTGAACTGTTCGAGAAGAACTTTAGAAAGGCAACTCCACAGGTGGTTCACTTAGACTCAATTCAAAGAATCATAAAAGTCCTACAATCAGGTTAAACTCATATAGATAAATTGTATGAATATCAATGATTTTGTTTCAAATATCAGCAGACATGGACTTCAGCAGGGTCATCGTTACGCTGTTCGGATCTATCCATCATTGAATGGGTCAAGAATCTGGACATCGTGTTTTAGACCAGACTTTTCGACATACTCTGATTTTTATGAAACTCTAGATCAACGGGTCACTAAAGTTTCGATCCCAGAAGTCAATTTTTCAACAAATACAAACAAGTCTAGAGGAATTGATTACGAAACACCTTATCAAAGAAATTATAATCAAAACTTTACCATGTCTCTTTTATCTGACAAGAATCAAAAACTTAAAAGATTTTTTGAGCGGTGGATGAACGCGATACACAATCCAAAACTTGGTCGGTTTGAATACGCAGACACATACGCATGGAAAGTTCAAGTTGATTTATTGAATGAGATAAATGACACCCAAAAACCAAATGAAGTTTATGAATTTATTGGTGCGTTCCCAAAGAGTGTAGGCGGATTCGAGTTTGATGGCTCACAGTCAAATAATCTTACTTCTTTTGATGTGACATTTTCATACTATTACATGTCGCCAATCAGAGAAACCAGCATGGAAGGTGATGTTAGTCTGCTTGACATGCAAGATAATAAAGGCGTGAGTTCAAGACTGCCAGTAACGAGATGAGAAAGGATTGATATGGCATTACCAAAATTAAATACACCGGAGTTTACCACAACCATCCCCTCTGGAAAGAGCGTTCGTTTTAGACCTTTCTTGGTCAAAGAAGAAAAAATGATGTTGATGGCAAAAGAGTCTATTTCTGGTGAGGAAGTTTTTGATTTAGTTGATCGTGTAGTTCGCTCATGTGTCGTAGATGATACGAACGTAGATGACCTGTCGTTCTTCGATGTAGAGCATTTGTTTATTCTTATGAGAGTTAGATCGGTTGGTGAAACTGTTGACGTAACACGAAAATGCTCATCTTGCGGCAAGAGTTTTCCAGTTTCAATTGACATTAGTAAAATCGGTTTGTCTGGAGAGATTCCAGAGTCAAATGATATCATGTTGTCCGAAACCGTGGGTGTAACTGTAAAAAACTTAGACGGTAAAACCCTAGCACGACTTGAGGGTGACGGTAAAAGAAATGTCGTTGAACTCGCCAAGTCAGTTATCAAGAGTGTATACACTGAGAGTCAAGTTTACACTTTTTCAGATTTTAGCATCGAGGAGCAAAACGAGTTTGTTGAATCTTTATCAATCAAACAACTTGAAAAAGTTGTCAAGAAAGTTGAAGAGTTTCCGAGATGTCAAATTAAGACAGAGCATGTCTGTCCTTTTTGTGGTGAAACAAATGAAATCGTTGTGGAGGGAATCCAGAATTTTTTCACCTAAGTGTGTCGCATGACAGCATTGCGTCACACATCCAAACTAATTTCTATTTAATGTTTGAAGCGAACATGTCTTTGGAGTCAATTGAAAGTATGCTCCCGTGGGAACGAATAGTTTATGTGAGTCTTTATATCAAACATCTTGAAAAGAAAAAGAAGGATTACGAAAGTAGGAGATAATGCCAGAGCCACAAGGACAAGGAGAACAAGCATCAAGGGAAGAGTTTTCACAACTCCTTGGTGCTATCGCTGCGGACATAGATGATAACTCCGAGGAAGGTATTCTCAATGCTTTGTCTGATCTGAATCAACGCACCTCAGATATGATTACTGAGCAGGTTGAGGGAACCACGGAGGTGGTGTCTGGTATTGATAAATTAAATGATTCAACATCGAAATTGGTCGATGAATCAACTGGTGATAGTGGCAAAGAAGCAACCGAAGAAGCAGCAAGACAGCAGAGAGAAAATGCTGATACTATTGTGGATGGTATCGTCGATGGTTTGGGGGAAAAACTAGACGGATTCCGTGCGGCTCTCGTGACACCAAGCGAAAGTTCCATTGCCAAATTTTTTGGAAGCATTATAGAGATTGGAACAGGTGCGTTGCTTGGTGCGGCTGCTACCTTTGGTTCTAGTGGTGCGTTAATACCAATCTTTAGAGGTCTTTTTGGTAAAGGTAGTGCGATTGGAACATTCCTTGCAAATACTTTTGGAAAAGGTGGTAGAATCGCTAGACTTTTCCAAGAGGGTGGTGCGTTGCAAGGACTCTCTAAAATGTTTGGAAAGGGTGGTAGATTCGCACGAATAGGTCGTATATTTGGAAGCGTTTTTACAACTTTTGGAAATATAGGAAGGTTCTTTGGAAAGGCAGGTCCGATTGCAACCTTCCTTGGAAGATTCTCAAGGTTGTTCAGATTCCTTCGTGCCATTCCAATTATTGGTCAGATCATCACAGTCATTGATGGCATCCGTGGTTTCATCAAAGGTTTCTTTGAGGGTGAGGGAAGTTTCTTTGGAAAACTAATGAACGGTATTAGGGGTGTTTTTGCACAAATTATAGAAGGCTTCTCTTTTGGACTAATAAAATTTGATGATGTCATGGCTTTCTTTGATAGAGTTCAAGAAGCGTTGACTAACTTCTTTACCTCAGTCTTTGTATTCTTTGATGCTGTTATCATGCCTTTCATCACGGAGACAATTCCAAATTTCTTCACCGTGAAAATCCCAGAATTCTTTGCATCGGCAACAGCAAAAGTTTCAAACTTTTTCACAGACACACTGCCTGCATTCTTCACGGGTGCGAGACTCAACTTTAAAAGGTTCATGTTGGTCAAGTTTGGTGGATTCTTTGGTGTGACCTTACCAGCCTTTCTTAAAGGTGCGGTCGTCAGAACCAAACACTTTTTCACCGATACAATACCCAACGCTTTCTTAAACCTTGCTGATCGGGTCAAAATTATGGTAACTAATGTTGGGGCGATGTTGTTAGACGCAACCGCATCAATTATTGAATCAATTAATGAAATTATTCCCGGTGAACGATTTGATATTGGAGGTGCAGAAGCATTTCGTAATAGTGCAGCAGCGTCCCGTGCTGTCTCTGCTGGTTTTGAAGAGGATATTGAAAGAAGAAAATACTTAAGTGATCAAAAATTACAATTTGAACTTGATAAAGTTAATGCAGAAGCAACCGAAAGATTTATGAAACTTGAGGAATCAATTAGACAGTCTGAGAATGCAATCGAAGACTTTAGAGCAGACAGAGCGAGAGCAACTGAAGCAAATGTTGGAGTCGTTTCAAACACCACATCGAATACAACAAATGTGACCACTCCACCAATTACAGCAGAGAACCCAGACTTCCGTGCCGCACAAATGGCTGGTGGAGGAAGCGGTCTTCGGGGTCTTGCATTAGAATAAAAAACCCCCGCCGAAGCGGGGGTCTTAGGGACTCCATCTCTACGAATGGAATCAGTCCTCGGCTGCGAGCCGTTGGAAGTAGTCAAGTGCAGACTCCTCCGAATCAGGCTGGACTTCCTCACGATCCACCTGACCACCACCAGAAACCGTATCCTCAGTTTGGGTAACTGGTGCTTCATTGACAGCAACCGTTTCTGCTGTCGTAGTCGGCTGCGAGCCGCCAAGAACACTCTCAAGACGAGTCTTCAACTCATCATAAGATTTGTAGTTTGCCGGATCGACAAACTCACTGAGAGCGTGTTGTTGCTCCCAGACTGCCTTCAACTTCTCTTCATCACCATCAAAGAGAGCAGAAGGGGAATCAAACTCCGACTTGTCGTAGTTGGGATAACCAGCGACCTTGCGTTGACGCAAGCGGAAGTTTGCTCCTTGCCAGAAGTCGAATGGAACGATTGGTTCTTCATCGGCAAACTCTGGCTTCATGGCATCCATGATCTTTTGATGAATCTTCATCCCATAACGATAGAGGAAAACCTTACCGTTGTTTTCGGGATTACCTGAATCATTGATCACAAGGATGTTGGACACAAAGTTCTTCTTTCTCTTATACTTCTGAGAAACAAGATCCTTGTTGGATTGCAAACCACTGTTCCAAAGTTTACTGTTCATCTCCGAAACCGGATCTTTCTCACCAAAAGTGGTGCGAGAGTTTTCAATGAACCAGCCACCCGGACCTTGGAATGCGTGATTAAAATACAGAAC